CATGTACTGAGCAGCCGCAATCAAGCCGTTGTTCGAAACGGCGGAAGCATCATGGTAACCAGTGATGCCCATATATGCAATGCGGTATCTTTGCACCAACCCGAGAAAAGTCTGCTTCTTAACCACGAAGGTAGCTCCAGCTATCTGTTCATTCAGCAACGTAGACCAAGTGACCACACCCGTAGCAGATGTGGTCCTAACTGCACCGATGATGTAAGGATGAGGGAAGAAGAACACGTCAGCATCCCAATTTCCTTCATTACCGGGCAGGGGATTGAGCAGCGTTACTGATTGAGCGTAGTTCTGGAAAACCACTGGGTAAGAGTCTTCATCAGGTATACCAGCGAGTGTAACGAGTGGTTCGGCCGGGTGAAGAGCCTTCACACACCACTGCCGGCCAGACTCTGTTTCTCCCAGAGCCAACCCTCTCGCCATGATGAGTTCTTTAAGCTTATTGTCAGCAGCCATGAATTCTTTTTTATCCGGTGACTTCCCGAAGAAGCACTTTGTACGGACCGAGACGGCGGGGAAAAGAAAAAAGACAAAACCCCGCACAAGATGTTTAACGAGCAAGCTCTATCCCCGTGTGCAAGACGAACAGACTGAGGTCCGATGTCAATAGGCGGAGATATGCAGTTGTGGCTTTGGCAGACTCGACAGTGCTAACGAGAGCATTTGCATGCTCACGATACCAGTCTAGAATGTCGCGACGCAACTCAGAAAAAGCAACCTTGTCAGCAAAAAGTAACGTGGCGCAGGAAACAAGCTTTGCGAACATATCCAATTCATTGGCTTTACTTTTCTTCCACAGAAGTGAATTTGAGATCTTGGACTTGCGATACAGCGGTATCAGCACGTGAACACCTCGAAACTCATAATCCATGGGAACGGTACCTAGAAATGTTGTCTTCATAACATCAACGAATTCCTGACTATCACATTCAAGGAACACTCCCTGAGATGCAAAGGTAGAGGCAACTCGTAGAGGTGAAAAGACATCAGTTCGAGAGGCATAGATGATATCATCACCCATGACATAATAAAGAACTTGTTGTTGGAGCTCTTCAAATGTCAAACCGTTGCGAATAGCATGCAAAATGAACATAGCGCACTCATACAGCGAATTGTCGGAGGCTGTGAGAAACTGACCGCTTTTTTGGCCATCAACCTGAAGAATAGCGTCGCCAATTGCCACCCACGAGCAGTAAACTGCATCATAGTAGCGATTGACGTCATCTGCATACTCTGGAGGTAATGCTTTTTTGCGCAAATCACGAAGTATACGGAACACCCATAGAGCAGCACTAGCGTCGTGTTTTTGAGTATCATAGGCACAACACTTGTTACTGAACATTTTTAAGTTCTCGTACACCCGGCAGAGGTCACGACCAGGACACTGAGCTCCCATCATGATTGGATGACGGAACAGGTGAGACATGATTGCGTCGTTCTGCGCGCCGAAAAGCAGCATACCAACGTATGTTAATTCAATAGGTGCAGGCATAAAAAGACGGGCTTTTTTGTTCAAGGGCCTCAGTTCATCCTTCAGGGTAGAAGAAAAAACTGGCGTGTTGTCATGGAAAGAGGCCATCATCACATCGTGAAAACGATCACCAAGGTAGTCTATGACTTCTCCTTTCAGAGATGCCACATGACGTCGCCAGAACCAACCTGCCGCTTTGTCTCGCTCGAGTCTACTCATAGCGTATTCACGGGTCCAAGGAATTGTAGCCGTGAAGTAAGCCAAGAATAAACGTTCAAGATAAGACTCAACGAGTTTTTCTTCTGTTTCAGTGACAGTTTTAACTGTGTGACAATAGTAAGCAAGACCATACAACACATCTTCAGAACTTTGAGGTGCAGGAATATACGCAGGAGTGATCGTCGGTCGGAAGTCAGACCGAATGAACGCGGTTCCCTGTGATGGCTGCGCTGACGCAAAACCAGCACAAGAAAACGGGATCATGGCACTACGACCACTCGAGCGGAGTGGCTCCCACTCTGGCACCCTCAGTGGCGCAAGGCCACTGGGGCGGATGCTAAGAAAAAAGCTTTCTCAGCAACCACTGACAATGAGACAAACGAATTGCGCCCATTGTTAGAGCCAGCAACATGGAGACCGACGACATGGTTCCTCTGGTAAACAGGAAGACCACAGTCGCCAGCGCCAGAATCAACCGCGTGAGTTAGAACTTTGGATCGAACTCCATCAATCCTCTCATCAGACGGCTGAACAGAACTTTCAGTATTTGCCCAATTGACAACAGGGGCTTTTGGTAAACCAAACGAAGCTGCCAACTGACCAGAACTGTAAACAACTTGAGGACGCCCGAAACCAACAGGTTGATCCATGTCGATCACGAACGAAAAGTCCTTTTGCCGAATGCCCTTGAATCCATTGCAGGTGTTGGTGATCCAGACGAAATCTGAATCAGGAACACTCACTAGGTCAGGGTGCACGATCTCAGCGACTTTCCCAGTATCATTGTTGTACAGCTGGAAAACGTAGATTCTCCTTCCACGACGTGCTTCTTCATACACTTCTTCAGCAACGTGACTGACCGTCAAGATCCGTTGATTAACAATCACACCGCAAGCGATGTGGTGAAAATCTTCACCATTGCGAGAAGCGATGAATACGACACATTCAGGACGTGGAGTGAATCCAGGATTTCCTTGATCACTCTCCTTTTTGGACGGAGCAGGGCCTGAAAGAACTACAGGTTTAAGTGGCTGTTGCACTGTGTTCGCTTTGCAAGATCCCGTATGCGGAGCTTTGCCACAAACCGGACACTTATGATTGACAACAGCTGCTGGTGTGCAGCGGGTGACAACTGTGACAGGTGGATGAGGCAAAACAGGCAATGCATTAGGTTGATCTGTTGCCAGACCTTCCAGAGCTTGTTTAGCATTCACAGTAGTGAGACTTTCGATTGACGATTGAATGGTCCCAACAATCTCACCGACTTCAGTCAACTTCTCTCTAAACTCTTGGCGAAGCTTAGCAATCTCTAAAAGACACTCTGCAACACCAGGATTTCGAGATTCGGTCTGTGAAGACAATGATTGCAGGACGCGAGTGGCAAGTTCCGAGAATTTAGTGCGTTGTCCACGATCACGTCGAGTGCGATACTGTCTTGAGGTGACATTCTCGCCCTCGCCTTGATCGTAGTCGAAATCAACTCGATCGAAATCTAGTCCAATCGCTTCACCTTGATCATCTTGTATGGTACGATGTTCTACAGATCCATAATAGAAGTCGGTACCCTGTTCTGTGAAGTCAACGATGTGACCATCGTCTTCACTTACAAAGTAGAACGCTTCTCCATTGAATTCTGCAACAATGTCACGAACATGAGCAAGGTTTTCCTTATCAATGTGACCAAGGAACTCCCCATCGACTGTAAAAACATCAGTGTCATAAATCATGAAAGCTGATTCGCGATCACGACGTAATCTTTTTGTTTTTTTGTTTTTAGAACGAACAGCCATGCGAAGAGCTCCG